GATGTTGCCGAACAGGTTTGGACCGACTGGCTGCACCTACGCAAAGCCAAGCGCGCCCCGGTGACGCAGACCACGCTCGACGGGGCAGTGACCGAGGCAGGCAAGGCAGGCATGACCCTGGAGGCGTTTCTGCGCGTCTGGTGTCGGCGGGGTTCGCAGGGGCTGGAAGCTGCATGGCTGAAGCCCGATGAACTGCCGGCGCAGCGTGTGGACGCGCCACCGCCGACCGGCCTAGCCCTTGCCGAAGCCGAGCTACAGCGCCAGCGAGAGCACAAGGCCACCAAAGCGCCCGCCGAGCTGCTGGCGCGCGTTAAACAAGCCGTGAGGACCGCATGACCGACCCCTTAGACCCCCGCGTGCGCTGCGTGGATTGCCGCCACTTCCGCCCGTGGCAGTGCGGCAACTTCCGGCAAGCCCGCATCGGTGCGCCAGTCGTCGGGCCTGCGCTGGCGAATCTGCTGCAGCGGTGCCCGGGGTTTGTGGCGAGGGTGCAGGGATGAAGCGTTTTCGATTGAAGTGCGGAACTATCGTCACTGTTGACGAATGCGATGCCTACTTGTTGCGCACGAAAGTTTGGCGCGGGCACAAAGGCAATGACGGTGTTGTAAGCCAAATTGTCACCGGCCACACGGGAGCCCATGACCCGCTGCATCGAATGATCCTGCCGGGTCACGAGGTGGTCGGTTTTCGAAATAACGACGCTACCGACAACCGGCGCGAAAACCTTGTGGGCATGAGCCGCGCGGATTGGGCTAAGTGGCGCCGTCGCAGGCCCATTGAAACAGCATGAACACCGAAGCCCGCCGCAGTGGTGTCGCAGCCCTGCTACTCGACGGCAAGAACAACGCGCAGATAGCCGCAGCCCTCGGCGTGCATCGCCACACGGTAGAGCACGACATCAGGACGCTGCAGCAGCGGCACCAGGCAGACAGCCGGGTCGCGCTGGCGCTGGCGCTTGAGCGGCTGCTTATGGCGGAGGCGGTGTGATCCTGCTGCCAAACCTACGCACCGGCCGCGGCTTGAACGACCGCGAGCACTGGCGCGTGCGTGCAAAGCGGGTGAAGGCTGAGAAGGAAGCCGCCGCCTGGGAGCTTGCCCGATGGGCCGAGAAGCCGCCGCTCCCGTGCGTGGTGACGCTGACGCGGTTTGCGCCTAGCAACGGGCTGGACGACGACAACCTTGCCGGCTCGCTGAAGGGCGTGCGTGATGCCGTGGCCGCGTGGCTCGGCGTGGACGACAGGGACCGCAAGCGCGTGCGGTACGTGTACGAGCAGCAGCGGGCGGCTTGGGCGGTGGGGATCAGCTTTGAGGGGTGGCCGTGAACGCCTTGACCGCAAAGACAGTCACTACCGAGATAACGACCGCGCTGGCGCGCAGCTTGTAGGGGATGCGATGACACGAGACGAGATCGACTTTCACGCAATCCCCGAGCGGCAATGGCCCGTGGATGAGCGGCTGCGCAACTGGGCGCGCTGGTGCCGCGGTGCAAGCCATCGGGCCGTGCATCCGATGTTTCGCGGGTACAAAAGCAGCGATCAGTACAGCGGGCACAGCGTGAGCGATCCGGTAGACACGCGGGAAGCGGTGAAGCTGCAGAAGGTCTTTGTGACGCTGCCCGAGCTGCATCGGCATTCAATCCAGTGGCACTACGTCTACCCGGTGGCGCCCCGCAGGATGGCGCAGGCGCTGGGGCTGACGCTCGACGGGCTCAAGCAGACGGTCATTGATGCGCGGGACATGCTGAGGAACAGGGGGGCTTGACGCACCCGCCGAACTGTGGCACGCTTCGGGGAACGTGTGAGCCCATAGGCATAGGACGCGCCCTTCCATTTCGGAGGCGGCAGTGTCACTGCAAGGCTCATGCGAGCAGCGCCCCGGGATGGGGCGTTGTGCTTTCTGGCTCGCTTTCGGGCGCAACTGTCCCTGTCGCCGGGGGAACCATGGAAAAACAAACCGCAGGAATCGGAAAAGGCACGCCGGGGCCTGGGCGCAAAAAGGGCGTCCCGAACAAGAACACGGCGCTCATCCGCGACATGATTGCGCAAGCCTTAGACGAGGCTGGCGGCGTCGAGTACCTGACCAGCGTCGCGCAAAGCCACCCGGCGCCGTTCTTGGCGCTTGTTGGGAAGGTGCTCCCGGTTCAACTGACGGGCGCTGATGGTGGGCCGATTGAGCACAGCCACGCGACCAAAGAACAGCGCGATGCCGCCGTTGCAGCAGCGACCCGCGCCGACACCTGAAGACTTCGCGTTCTCCCGCCTCATCGCCTATGCGGCGTATCAGTGGCCCGGCTATAGGGACGCGGCGCATCATCGGCTGATCGCGCGGAAGCTCGAAGAGGTCGAGCGAGGCGAGTGCAAACGGCTCATGATCTTCATGCCGCCGCGCCACGGCAAGAGCATGCTGGCGTCGGAGTTTTTCCCGGCGTGGTATCTCGGGCGCAACCCTGAGCACTACGTCATTGCCAGCACATACGCGCAAGACTTGGCTGACGATTTCGGGCGCAAGGTCAAGGCGCAGATACAAGACCCCGCGTTCGGGGCTGTGTTTCCCGGCGTCAAGCTGGCCGAGGACAGCCAAAGCGTAAAGCGGTTTCACGTCAACGGCGGCATCGAAGTCGGCACCGCACAGCGCGGCGCTTACTACGCGGTTGGTGCTGGTGGCGCGCTGACAGGTCGCGGCGCGCACTTGCTGCTGATTGACGACCCGATCAAGAACCGGGAAGAGGCCGACAGCGAGACGGTGCGGCGCAGATTGCGGGATTGGTACAAGTCCACCGCTTACACGCGGCTGATGCCAGGCGCCCGCGTCGTTGTTATCCAGACTCGATGGCATGAGGACGACCTTAGCGGTTGGCTGCTGGATGAGGCGCAGCACGAAAAGTGGGACGTTCTGTCGCTGAAGGCGCTGGACGACGGCAAAGCGCTGTGGCCCGAGCAATACCCGGTCGAAGCGCTGGAGCGTATCCGGGCAGCAGTAGGGCCGCGAGAGTGGTCCGCGCTGTATCAGCAAGAGCCGGCCAGCGAAGAAGGCACGTACTTCCAGCGGTCTTGGCTCAAGGAATGGCGCACGAAGCCCGAGCTGCACATCTACGGCACCAGCGACTACGCGGTGACGGATGGCGGAGGCGACTACACGGTGCATCGCATTTGGGGCGTGGCTCCGAACGGCGACTTGTACCGCTTGGATGGCTGGCGCGGGCAGACAAGCTCGGATGTCTGGATCGAGCGGCAGATAGACCTGATGAAGCGGCACAAGCCGTTCGCGTGGTTCGGTGAGGCCGGCGTGATCCAGAAGGCCATCGAGCCCATGCTGAGGCGGCGCATGAGAGAGCGCGAAACCTTCGGCCGGCTTGAGTGGTTGCCAAGCATCAGCGACAAGCCGACGCGGGCGCGGGGCTTCCAGAGCCGCGCGGCGATGGGCTGCGTTTACTTTGAGCCGGGCGCGGATGTCGAAGAGTTCATACGCTTTCCGGCTGGCAAGCACGACGACGACGTAGACACGGCAAGCCTGATCGGGCGGGCCTTGGATGAAGCACACCCGGCCATCGCGGCACCTGTAAAGGTGGAGCGGCCAAAGGTTGACCGCTGGGCGCGGGCGTTCGACAAAGACACAGGGGCAGACACATGGAAGACAGCATGAAGCAAGTGGAGGGCGAAGAAGCCCTGACCATGCTTGTGCGCTTCTATGAGTCCGCGGAGCAGGCGACCGAGGACAACCGGCGCGAGGCCGAAACCTGGCGCGACTATCGCAACGGCAACCAGTGGACCGAAGCCGAGGCCGCCGTGCTGAAAAAGCGCAAGCAGCCCATCGTCACCATTGACCGCATTGGCCCTAAGGTGGACTTCCTGCTTGGCATGGAAGCCGGCCAGCGCAGCGACCCGAAAGCCTACCCGCGCACGCCGAAGGAAGAACAAGGCGCCGAAGCCGCGACGGATGCGCTGCGGTTCGTCATGGATCAAAGCCGATGGGACGAGGTTCGTTCCGAGGCTTTCGACGGGTTCATCGTCGAGGGTTGCTGCGGCGCGGATGTCCGCATCGTCGAGAAGTACGGCGAGCCGTGCATCGAAGTGCTGCCGATCATGTGGGATCGGATGTTCTACGACCCACACAGCCGGCTGCGCAACTTCTCCGACGCAAAGTTCAAGGGTCAATTTGTCTGGATGGACCTAGACGACGCGCTTGCAAAGTGGCCCGACAAGGAAGACGCGCTGAACAGCACGATGGCGGCTGAATCCGCCGCGCAAGGGCAGACCTTCGACGATGTGCCGCGCCTGCGTTGGGCCGATCCCAAGCGCCGCCGCGTTCGCATCGTGGAGATGTGGTCGAACGAGGCGGCGGGCGTGTTTCACAGCACGTTTACCAAGGCCGGCGTCCTGAAGCGCATGCCTTCGCCCTACGTTGATGAGCACGGCGCGCAAGAAGACGGCTTCGTCTTCGGTTCCTGCTACATCGACCGCGACGGCAACCGCTTCGGCGTTGTCAAGCGCTGGATCAGCCTGCAAGACGAGATCAACAAGCGCCGCAGCAAAGCGATGCACTTGATGAACACCCGGCAGACCTTCGGGAATGCGCTCACGGGTGACAAGAACCACCTTAAGGCCGAGCTTGCCAAGCCTGACGGCCACGTCGAGTTGCAAGGTGATGCAAAGCTGGGCGAGGACTTCGGCGTCATCCCGACAGGCGACATGGCCGATGCGCAGTTTCAACTGCTGCAAGAGGCCAAGCAAGAGATCGACGCGGTTGGCGTCAATGCTGCCATGTCTGGCACTGAGCAGCGGGTGATGTCCGGCCGTGCTCTGATGGCTCGGCAAGAAATGGGCCAGAACGAACTTGGCCCGGTGTTCGACTGGTTCAAGTCGTGGCAGCTTGCTGTGTATCGCAAGGTGTGGAACCGCGTCCGGCAGTATTGGACCGCCGAGAAGTGGGTTCGCGTCACCGACGACGAGCGCAATGTCAGGTTCGTAGGGCTGAACCAGCCGCAAACGATGGGCGAGAAGATCATCAACGACATGCGCGCTCAAGGCGTCAAGGTAACGCCGGAGATGGAGCAGGAAGCCAAGGCTTCGCCCGCATTGCAGCAGCCTGCCGAAGTGAAGAACAACGTCGCGGAAATGGACGTTGACATCACTCTCGACACCGCGCCAGCAACGGCCAGCCTGCAGATCGAGCAGTTTCAAGGGCTGATCGAGCTTGCTAAGGGAGGCATCCCGATTCCGCCGCGTGCGCTCATCAAGGCGTCGAGCATCCGCAACAAGGACGAGATCCTTGACGAGATGGACGGCAAGGGCGAAGAAGGCGCGATGGCGATCCAGAAGCTGCAAGAGGCGCAACAGGTCATACAGCAACTGAAGCAGCAACTGCAAGAGGCGCAGAGCGGCATGGCCGTGAAGCAGGTCGAGATTGAGGGCAGGCTGCAACAAACGGCGATGTCTGAAGAGTCCAAGGCCAGACTTGCGCGGATGCAGATGGAGTCCGCCGAGCGCATCGCCGCCCTGAACGCCGACGTGAAGCGCGACATGGGCGAGTTGGCCGGCGCGATTCAACTGATGGCGAAGAAACTCGAAGTGCCGCTGTCTCTGAGCACCGAAGTCGAGGAAGACATCGCCGAGCCGGAGCCGGTCGAAGAGAAGCCCGACCCCATGATGCTTCTGGCTGAAGCCATCGCGCAGATGAACAAGCCAAAGCGCAAGCGCGTGGTCGCCCCGAGCGGGCAGGTCTACGCGATTGAAGACATGCAGGACGAGCAGTGACCGGCACCGGAGAGGCCGACATCACGTTTCCCGCGCACCCGGGCAGCAATGAGGCGTCGACCACCGTCGCGGCGCCTGGCGTGACGGCAGAGACGCACGTCGAAGCGTGGGTGATGGGCAACGACTCCACGACGAAGCACACGGCGGCAGACCACCGCTATTTCGCAATGCTCTGTGCGCTGACATGCGCGCCGGGCACCGATGAATTCACGATCCACGGGCGCAGCGAGCACAAGCTCTCAGGCGCGTTCCGGGTTCACTACGTTTGGGCGAATGGCTGATAGAATTGCCCAAACAATGTGGTGTTAATTCATGGCTCAAATTTCTGTCGGTGAGTTCGTGGTCAAGTTTGATGATGAGTTGGCCGGGTTGATGAGCCAGTTCAAGTGGAGCGTCAACGACTATTCGACCTCCGCAAAGGCAAAAAAATATTACGCGGCCACTTCCGTCGCTGGCCGCGCCGTTTACATGCACCGGATGATTCTTGATGCCGATAGGCGCAAGGATGTTGACCACATCAACGGAGATGGCCTAGACAACCGGCGCTGCAATCTGCGGCTTGCAACGAGAAGCCAGAACTGCGCAAACAAGCCCGCGATGGGCGGATCGTCAAAGTACAAAGGTGTTTGCGCTGCGAACACCAAAAGCCCGCGCTATCGCGCGTGGGTCATGAAAGACAAGAAAAGCATCTACCTCGGCAGTTTCAAGACTGAAGCGGAGGCCGCTGCCGCGTACAACAAGGCGGCCTTTGAAATCTGGGGCGAGTTTGCGCACCTTAACGAAATCGCAGGTAACTGATGGCACTCGATACCAACATCGTCGGCGCACTGTCTGGCACGGGTGCCAACGTCGATGCCGACCGGCAACTGCTGGTTCGCACGAACGACGACCCAGCAAAGGCTGGCATCGCTGTCCTGTACGTCGAGAACGACGACGGCGAACTGACAAACGCCAAATTCCGCAAGTCAGGCGAGATTTCGCCCGACTACCGGCTGCGCGTTGGCGTCGATTCGGTGCTGTTCCACGACGTGTTCAACGCCACGACGCAGAACACGGGCGTCTGGCGTTACGTCTTCAGCACATTGACGGCGGCGCAGCCCGGCGCCGGTACGGTGAACTTTTCGGCGGTGCAAGGCACAACGAGCGCGCATGGCGCGTTCATGCACACGAAACAGTATTTCCCGCTGGTCAACACGGCCCCGCTGGCGGTTGAAGCCTATTTCGGCCAGTTCAACGCCGCGATGGTTTCGGGCGAGGTATTCCTGTTGGGCCTGGGCCTGCCGAGCGCGGCTACCACGGTGCCGACTGATGGCTGCTGGCTCAAGATCACGTCGGCCGGCGTGTTTGGCGTCATCTCGTTCAACGGCACTGCGGTCGAATCCGCACTTGATGCCGCGCTCCCGCTGTCGGCGCTGACAGTCGGCAGCATGTTCAAGTTCTTGATGGTTGTGGGCGAGCGCGAGGTTGAGTTCTGGCTTGACGACAAGCTGCTCGGGCACATGGACATCCCCACGGCGAACGGCTTGCCGTTCCTGCAGGGCTCGCTCCCGATGTTCATCATGAAGTTCAACACGGGCGCCGTGTCGAACACGAACACGATGCGCGTGTCCCGCGTCGGCGTGGGCCTCATGGACGTGGCGAGCAACCGCGATTGGGGCGTGCAGCAATGCACGATGGGCGCGTCTGCCTACCAAGGCCAGAACGGCGGCACGATGGGCACGTCTGCCCTGCTGCCGAACGCCACGGGCGCCACGACGGTAACGGGCGCGGCGCTGTCGCAGACCACGGCCCTCGCCACGGGCCTAGGTGGTCAAGCGGGCATCACCGCAGCAGCCCCGGGCCTCGACGGCTGGGTGACGGCGTTCACGAACCCTGCGGCCACGATCAACATTACCGGCCGGAACCTCGTCATCACGGGTATCCACATCTCCAGCGTCAACATCGGCGCGGCGGTGGCAACGACGCCCACGACCGTGCAGTGGTCGATTGCCTTCGGCGGCACGCAGTTGAACAGCCTTGCCACGGGTGAAGGCGCGTCGTTCTCGACGGCCACGGTCAAAGCGGCGCGGCGTGTCGGTGTCGGCCTGCAGACGTGGCTAGTCGGCGCTGCCATCGGATCGCAGGCGCAGGAACTTGACCAGGATTTCAGCAGCGCGCCCATTGTCGTCGCGCCTGGTGAACTGATCGGCGCGGTGGCGAAGTTTATTCAAGGCACGGCGACCGCTTCTCAAGTGATCTGGACGGTGGTCACTTTCCGCGGTTACTACGAGTAAGCCATGTCTCTGCTGCTGGCGCTTGTCGGCGGCGATGTAGCGCCGTCGGTTAGCAGCTTCCGCAAGCCGCGGACGCGCAAAACTCGGTCATGGCGGCCATACGTCCAACTGTTGCCCGATGAGCAGCTAGAACAGGACGAGGCGCAAGAAGAGCGGAGCGAGTACCTAGAGCCGAACGAGCTGCTTCTGTCTGCGTACAGGGAGCGGCAGGCGGCGATAGCAGCGCGGGTGCAGGCGCTGAAGATTGAAGAGGCCAACGCAAGGGCACAAGAGGCCATCGCGGAGGCGGCGCGAGACGTTGCAAAGGTGAGGCGTTCAGCCGAAAGGCAAGTGGCCTTGCAACTTGAGATGCAGCGCATCGCGCAAGAGATTGAAGAGATGGACGTGGCGTACATCGTCGCGCTCATGGACTAGTTTTCTCCTCGGCAAGTTCGGCCCCCTCGGGAAACCTTGGGGGCCTTTTTCTTGTCGGTCGTCGCCGGACTGTCGGGCGTGTTGGCTGTCGCCGGGCCTAACCGGGCGCGAAGAGTGGGAATGGATAGCACGCTGAATTCGATCTTGAGCGATGAGGGTCCGGCCGAAGTTGAAGCCGTGGAAGCCGTAGAGGCTGAAGCGGTCGAACAGGTCGAACAGCCCACGGGTGAAACAACTGCGCCACCGGCAGAACCGCCCAAGACGGAAGACAAGCAGTCACAAGGACTTGTCGCGGCAGCAATCGCTGAACGCAATCGCAGGCAGGAAGCGGAAAAGCAAGCGGCTCACTACCGCGAGCTTTACGAACAGTCCCAGCGGCAGCGGCCAGCAGGCGGCCAAGGCGAGCCGGACCCGAACCAATACACGGACCAAGCGCAGTATTTCAACGACCTTGTTGAGTACCGCGCCAATGCCCGCGTGGAGAAGGAGCGGCAGACCTGGCAGCAGCAGATGCAGCGGGAACAAATGGAGCGGGAGATCAACGCCCGCACCGAGTCCGTAGTGAAGGAAGGCCAGACCAAGTATCAGGACTTCGACGCCGCTATTGAGGCGCTGCGTCCTGTGCTTCACGACGACTTCCGCAAAGCGCTGGTGCTGCGCGGCGGGCCTGACGTGGCTTACCACCTGTCGAAAGACTTGGCGGAAGCGTACCGCGTTGCCTCGCTGCCGCAAGGCGAGATGCTGCTTGAGATTGCTGAGTTGCGCGGGATGTTGCGGGCCAAGCCCGTGGCGCCGCCGCCAGTGCGTGCCCCCATTCCTCAGACCCTGACGCAAGCCCGAGACACGCGCGGCCAATTCCAGGCCGCCGTGTCGGAAATGACACCACTCGACGCGGTACTGAACCGCACCTGAAGGAAACATCATGTCTCTGACGACCGCCCGCACCGGGCTTACCCCGCAGCAGTGGGACGACAAGTTCTTCACTGCGTACATCCGCGACAACCGCTTTCAGAAGTACATGGGCACGGATGAGAACAGCATCATCCAGCTCAAGGAAGACCTTACCAAGAAGTCCGGCGACAGCGTGACCTTCGCGCTCGTCAACGAACTGACGGGCTCTGGCGTCACCGGCAACGGCACGCTGGAAGGCAACGAAGAGGCCCTGGACACCCGTTCGTTCCGCTGCTACGTCGAGCCCCTGCGGCACGCCGTGGCCGTGACCGATTGGGACCAGCAGAAGAGCGCCATCGACCTGCGCGATGCGGGCAAGATGATGCTCAAGATGTGGTCGATGACCAAGATGCGCGACGACATCATCACCGCGCTGGGCTCGATCAACGGTGTGGCCTACGCCTCGGCGACTTCCGCGCAGCGCAATGCGTGGATGGTGGACAACGTGGACCGCGTGCTGATCGGCGCTGCGAAGTCGAACTACTCGGCAACGCACGCCACGGCGCTGGCGAACGTGGACAACACGGCCGACAAGCTGACTCCCGAAGCCGTGTCGCTGATGAAGCGCATCGCCCAAGCGGCCAGCCCGAAGATCCGCCCGATTCGTCTGAACGACGATGAGGAGTGGTACGTGCTGTTCGTGCCGTCGAACTCGTTCCGCGACTTCGCGCTGAACTCCACCGTGACGCAGGCCAACCGTGATGCTCGTGAACGTGGTGTGACCACGAACCCGATCTTCAAGGGCGGCGCGCTGGTGTGGGATGGCGTCATCGTGCGCGAGATCCCAGAACTGCCGACTGTGCTGGAAGGCGCTTCGAGCATCCGCATCGGTGCATCTTTCCTCTGCGGCGCTCAAGCGCTGGCGGTGGGCTTTGCGCAACGCACGCGCACCACGACCGACACGCGGGACTACGGTTTCGTGAACGGCGTGGCTGTGAGCGAAGTTCGCGGCATCAAGAAGATGATTTTCGGTTCGGGCTCGGGCGACACCGACGACCTGAAGGACCACGGCATCGTCACCGGCTGGTTCGCTGCCGTGGCTGATGCCTAAAGCGTGCGGGGGCTTCGGCCCCTGCTTCGCAACACACACAAGGAACTGACATGGCTAACTTCACTGCGGCCCGCGCGGCCGATTCTTTCCCCGTCTTCCAGCCCACTGGCGCCGGCATCGTGTGCGCGGCTTACGGCACCTTTCCGGTGGCCGTAAACCCGACCATCGCTGACATCGGCCAGATGTGCAAGCTGCCCGCGGGTGCGGTTGTCCTGGGCGGCCACCTGTACGCGGCCGACCTCGACACCGGCACCGAAACGCTCGACATCGATGTGGGCTGGCTTGCCAACGGTGGCTCCGGCACCTACGACTCGACCGACGCGGACGGCCTGGGCAATTTCGGCGTGGTGTCGGGCGATGCGTTCGCCTCGGGCAACGTGTCGAACGTGACGGGTGTCAACTACCCGCTGAACGGCCTTCTGGCGACCGGCGTCCTGCCGAGCTTCACCGCTGAAACGATCATCACCGTGACCTTCGTCGCTGCTGCGGCGACGTTTGCGGCCGGTTCGGTCAGCGTTGTCGTGTTCTACGTGGTGCCCTGAGATTGGCCCACTTCACCTACATAGGTGACGAGCCGGGGACGGATGCCTTTGGGCTGAAGTTCCCGGCCGGCGTTGCGGTCGAAGTCATCGATCAGCACGCCATCAACAAACTGCGCGGCAATCGCTTCTTCGCTGAGTCATTCGACGGCGTGCAAGTGCTTGATGCGCTGCCCGACGCCAAACGGCGCGGGCGACCACCCAAGGCCCGGTGATGCCAACGTACACATGGACCCGCACCCGCGAGCAGCTCGGAGAGATGATCCTTCGCAAGCTCGGCGTTATCGGCGCGTCTGACACCGCCGAAGCCGAAGACGCTGCGCTTGTGTACGAGGCAATGGACGCGCGACTGAAGGAACTGCAGACGCTGCATATCCTTTGGTGGAACGTAACCGGCGCGCAAACTTCGCTGCCGCTTACGGCTGGCGTTGCCACGGCAACCATCGGGGCCGCCGATTTCCTGTACCCGGTGACGGCGACTGTCCTTGTCGGCAACGAAGAGCGCCCCCTTCGGGTTGTCTCGCACCGTGAGTATCAGGCCCTGCCGAACAAGGGCGACAGGGGCGAGCCCGAACTGCTTTTCATTGATGGCGCGCTGTGCCGCTTCTGGCCGGTGCCGCGGAGCAACACGACCGCCAATCTGACGTATCAGGCGATTTCAGCCGACGTGCAAAGCGGCACGGTCCCTGATGTGCCGCCAGGCGCTATGCGCGCGTTTGCGCTGCTGGTTGCTGGCGACTTGGTGGACGAGTTCGGCCTATCAGGCGAGCAGGCCGCGCGCTTGACGGCCCGGCAAACCGAATCGATGCGGACGCTTCGCATGATCGGGCAGCAGCGCGTGGATACGGCGCCTGTCGTGGCGGAGTATTTCTAATGCCCTCTAGCGTCGTCATCATCGCGCAGGCCGGCTCGTCGTCTGTGGTGTGGGGCAATGGCCCGGTGACCGCTCCAGGCCCGGTGCCTGCGCCGCCCCCCGCACCGGCCCCGCCGCCCCCGCCGCCTGCTCCGATCACGCTTACGCTGTCTTACGACGGTTCCGCCATCGTCGGCTCTGCCGAGCCCATCACCGTGACGGCGGCCAACCTGACCGGCCCGATTACGGTGACGATGGAGAGCGTGAGCGGCCCCGGCGTGAGTTGGAGCCCGCCGACCGTGCTGCCTGCGCCTGGCGAGCTGGTGAAATTGTCGTCGGCCACCTGGGCAGCGGCCGGCACCGCGCAGGTACGCGGCACGGCGCCGGGCGGGATCGTGAGCAACACGCTCTCGGTGCCGGTGAGTGCTGCGCCGCCGTCGCCCCCGACATCCGCCGACTGGGCCACCATCAGCACCGGCCCTGGCGTGGTGTGGGCTCACCGCATCACCACTCAGAACGAAATCGACGCATTCGTCACGAGCCCAGCCGCGGGTGCCGGGCACGCGGGTGCGGCTCTGCTGCCGTCGCTGGTGCCTGACCAAGCGCTCGGCTCTGCGATGCGATTCCTCGCGCTCGGTGGCGTGCTCGCGCAAGCGCTGCCCGCATCGGGCGGTGTCGGCCCCCGGCCGGTGGTGCTGGAGACGGCGCACCTGTGGCCGGACCCCGCAGTGCATGGCGAGTATTACGTGCATACCTGCCGACCCAACGGAGGGCAGACCAACAACCTCTGGCTGGTGACCGCCAAGAACGCGAACACGCTCACCGTCACCTACGTCGCATCGACCGGCCAGCCGTTCTCCACGACCCAGCAAGACTGGGCGGTCGGCGACCACATTGGCCACCAAAGCGGCGCGCTCTGGACGCGGCTTTTCTCGGCGCTCGAAGGCGACAGCAACGGCCTGGGCGTCGACGACATCAACAACGCCGGCAAGCTGATGCGGTCAACCAACGATCAGATCAACTTTCCGCACGGCTCGCAGGCGTTCGGCTATGGCTGGTACGGCCACCCCGACGAGCAGGCCGCCTTCCCGACCTGGCGCCCGAGCGATCACGGTGCGTTCCCGATTGACTCGATCTCGCGGTCCAACGTCTGGGACGGCGACGAGTTCCACCTGCTGTTCCGCTACCGCGTGGACCCCACGTTTCACACGCGCGCCACCGCCATCGACCAGACCAGCACTGATGGCAGGTTCGGTCGCAAGATGTGGATGTTGCAAGCCGAAATGACGGTGCCGCAGCAGATCACCGGCGGCTACGGCCCCAGCAACCGCTTCTGGATTCCGAGCACGCCTGATCTGCCGTTCACCATGTCGGCGTACAGCTTCAGCGGCGGTCTGGCCGGGCGCCGGCTGGCAGCCAACCTAGACGGCAGCGGCAGCTATCAGCCGGGCAGCGCATTCGCGGCCACTGCGCTGCCGTCGAGCGACCTGCCCGCGGGGTCGGCTTACGAGGTGCCAGCCGGCGAGTGGATCTCCGTCATGCTGCGCGTCAAGCCCGGCAAGCGCTGGGAGAGCAGCAACCCGAGCGCGACCGGCGTGCGCGACACCATCGTGCAGGCGTGGCTGGCGCGCGAGAACGACACCGCCTGGACGCAGGTTTTCTCGATGACCGACCAGGCGCTGGTGTACGGATCCAGCGGCCCAGCCGAAGACGTCTGGCGCACAGCTCTTCCGGGCTTCAACGCCATCGCCCTGACCGGGTATCTGAACATCGATCTGGGCAACGTCCCGCCGAAGCGCGCCTACTACGCCGACTTCGCTCAGGTGGCTCTGAGTACGGCCGCGTTCCCTTGCCCGCAGCCGCCAGTCTGGGCCTGGCCGTTTGCCAAGGGCACGCCGCTGACGATCACGGACGTATCGACCAACTTGCTCGACGACACCGCAAGCAACGGCACCGAGGCATTCACGCTCGACAAGGTGCTGTCGGATTGGTGCTCGGCCACGCTGGTGCGGTTCAAGAACGGCGCAGGCGTGGTGACTGACTTCATGTACGTCATCGGCATCGGCGCGGGGCACAGCGGCACCGACACCAACGACGGCAGTTATGCGTGGCGCGCGAGCACGGGCCTCATGGAGCGCTTGATCGCGCCAACGAAGCTGACGCCGGCTGTTACCTCTAACCCCACCTACGGCGAGAACGACATCGTGGGCCGCCCCGGCTCGCAGCACGCTTACAGCCACGTCAAGGGGCTAGACAGCGACGAGCCAAACGGCCCTGCCTTCATGCAGGCCTACGGCACCGCCATCGAGCAGGGCGCCAGCAAGTCGGGGCAGGCGCACCGGCTGGCGCTGTCGGGCACTCCGACGTGGACGCGCTTTGGCGATGTGGGCCCGGTGTCAACGGTTGACGTTGACGCGGTGGTGAAAGACACGATCCGCCGCAAGTTTTTCCGCTTCCCGTGCGACGCCGGCACGGCCTATCACTCGCTCGACTACACCAACTCCGGCGCGACGTGGCAGAGCCACACGCAGACAGCGCGGCCTGTCGGGCTGGGCAGCGGTGTGCAGCCTTCGGTGTTCATCCACGACCCGGTGCGCGACCTCTACATCGGCGGCCGGCATATCGGCACGCCGGGCAACAACTTCCACGGCCTCGACGCCGCGAACCCGGGCGGCGCGTGGGTGGAGCTGACCTTCACCGGCACCGGCCCGACAGGCGTGTGGGGCCAGGGCCTGATGTACCGGCCCGCCTTCGACGACTTCCTGCTGGTGGACTGCTCGACCAGCCCGCCGACAGGCGTCTGGCGCCTTGTGCCGCCCGCGGGTGACTGGCGCACGCAGGCGTGGACGTGGAGCCGCTGGGCGTTCACGGGCACCAGTTCGTTCATGAACCGCGTCAGCCCGAACACCGACAGCTACGAGCGCTGGCAATACAGCCCCGAGCTGAACGCGGTGCTGGTGTGCCCGGACTCTGCCGCTCACATGGAGGCGTGGTGGTTGCCCACCAACTGAAAACATGAACTACGTCGCTTCTTCGTTCGGCGCTGCGTGGACGAACTTCGTCTCCAGTCAATCCGTCTCGGTCAACACCGGCAGCAGCGCTGGCCGCTACATCGTCGGCATCTCGACGGCCACCAACGGCGGCACGGCGGCGGCGCGCAACCTGTCGTCAGCCAACTATGGCGGCGTTGGCCTTACGCTGTCGGCGGTCGAGAGCAACAACTTCGGCAGCTTCTTCCAAGCGGCGCACGGCGCCACCACGCTGACCGGCGCCAACGACTTCACGGCCGTTTGCGCCAACACTGACGGCGGCATCTTCGTGGCGGCAGCGGCTTTCGACGGCTGCGCTGCGTCTCCGCTGTCGGGGCTGGTCAAGGCCGGCGCGGACAACGCCTCGCCGACTGCTACCGTCAGCAGCGCCAGCGGGCGCACGGTGTACGCCATCGTCGCGGAACTCGGCAGCCAGTCCACGCTGACGCCCGGCAGCGGTGTAACAGTGATTGCCACGGCCGATGCGTCCACGAGCCGCTTCCACCTTCTGAGCATTGCTGGTGCCTCGTCGGTGGCAATCGGGGGCTCCTTCCCGGGCACCCGTAGTTGGTCGATGTGGGCATGGTCTCTGGAGGCGCTTGCGGCGAGCCCCGTCCTCTCTAGCCCCACCGTCGTCAGCACCGGCGACACCATCGCCACGGTGCGTGTCACCACCGACACGGCGCCCTCGGGTAGCTCGACGCTGGCGGTTCGCACCCGCGCAGCAGCGGCTCCGGCGTGGACTGCTGCTGAAGTGCTGGCATCGCCCACGGCAACGCTCACCAGCGGCGCCACGGGTGCGCGCGACTTCAACCTGACGGGCCTCACCAACGGCACGGCTTTGGTGGCCGACTTTGCGCAGACCGGGCCGAGCAACGTGGTGTCCACCGCCAGCTTCACGCCGAGCACCGTGCCGAGCGCGCCGACTATCGGAACCGCAGTCGCTGGCAACGGTCAAGCCACGGTCAACGGCACTCCTGGCAGCACGGGCGGCGCGACGATCACGGGCTACCGAAGCACCGCCACGCCGGGCGGCAGCACGGTGTCTGTAGCTTCGCTGCCGATCACACACACGGGCCTGACCAACGGGGTTGCGTACACCTTCACGTTAGCTGCGCAAAACTCGCGCGGCTTCGGCGCCGAGAGCGCAGCAAGTAACAGCGTCACGCCGAACCCCGGCACCGACACGACGCCGCCGACGCAAGTCGGCTCTATCGTTATCGGCACGGTCACAAGTACGTCGATCCAGTTCTCGTGGCCTGCGGGCTCCGACAACGTGGCAGTAACTGCCTACGACGTGTCGAGCAACGGAGGCAGCAGCTACACCACGCTCGGCAACGTGCTGACGCACACGTTCACCGGCCTGACGCCCTCGACAAGCTACGCACTGCGGGTGCGCGCAAGAGATGCCGCAGGCAACGTCAGCACGCCCCCTCTGGCAGCGACTCAGGTCACAAGCGGCGCACCGGCACCCCCACCGCCGCCTGGGTTTGCCTCGCTGTCGCTGACGGGCTTCAAGCAGTGGACGGGGACGGGCTGGTCAGGTATTTCGGTGCCCTTCGTCAAGGTCTGCCGCGCCTCTAGCGGCGCTGTTGTTCTAGAACTGAACTCGCAGATCGTTGACGCCTCGGGGAACATGGCGATCACAAGCGCATCGATCACAGCCGGTGTCGTGTACGTGGTCTTCGGCTTCAACACGGACGGCACCTATTCGTTCAAGAAGACGGTCACGGCGACATGAGCATTGCGTATGACGGCGACATCCCCGGCTTTTTTGGGGTGCATTACGGCGGCGACGGCATCGGCGTGCCGGGCTGGGCTTGCCCGCCTGCTGCGCCAGGTGATGCTGCTGCGTCGATCATCCGCGCGGCGCTCAATGGCGCGGTGTCAGGCGACGTGGAGTACCGGCTCACCTTTGAATCGGCCATCCCGGCCGGCGTGGTGGTGCAAGAGAACGGCAGCGGCTCCCTCACGGCTCCGGCGTTCTTCTCGGGCTCGGCGCGACTGTTTGCGGACGGGGTAGAGCTGTGAGCTTGTTTAGCGTCACCATCGGCATTGAGACTGTCGGGGTTGACGCTGGGGCACTGGCTGCGCGTCGTCTGTCGCGTCGTCGCGCCCTGCGGGCTACGTCTGAGCGGCATGTGAACTACATGCTCAAACGCTCGGAAGCCGGCCCCGAAAAAAGCCTGCTGTTCCGCGAGCAAGTGCCCGGCCTGACCCGGCTCGGCAGTGTCGGCGCAGAGGCTCGGGGCGCGTTCTGGACGGGCTCGCGCCTGTTCCTCGTTGCAGGCTCTGCGCTGCTGGAAGTGTTCAGCGATTGGACGACGGCGGTTCGTGGTTCGCTGCTTACCAGCACGGGCCGGGTGGAGTTCGCGCAAGGCCTGTTCTCGCTGGTGGTGGTGGACGGTAACGGCTACGTCCTGACGCTGGCGAACAACGCTTTCAATCGGATCACGGATCCCGATTTCCTCGGCTCTCGTCGGGTGGCCTTCCTCGATGGCCGGTTCATCTTTGCTAAGCCCAACAGTCAGCAGTGGTTTTGGAGCGCGGGCATTGACACCGCCTCGGACTATTCGGCGCTTGACTTCGCATCGGCTGAACGTCGGCCGGACAACATCGTCGGCCACCTTGTCGATCATGGCGAAATCTGGTTGTTCGGGCAGGGCTCGGTCGAAGTCTGGTTTCCGGCTCCCACGGTGGACAGCCCATACGCACGCAACAACGGGGCCAACATCGAAAGCGGCCTTGCGGCTGCGTTCTCTGCCCAGCGCATCGACAACACGATCTACTACGTTGGCCAGGACGAACGGGGCCAGGGCGTCGTGTGGGCCATCGGCGGGCCGTCTAGCTATCAGCCGGTTCGCATCAGCACGCACGACCTCGAGGAAGAACTAGCAAAGCTGGACGACCTCTCGGGTGCGTGGGCGTGGACGTACCAAGACGCCGGGCAGACGTTCTACGTCTTAAACGTGCCGGGCCTGTCGTCCACATGGGTCTACGACGCAAGCGTGCAGAAGTGGCACGAACGCGCGGAGTTCTTCTCCGGGGACATTGAGCCGTGGCGCTGCACGACGCACGCCTTCGCCTTTGGCCGGCATGTCGTGGCCGACGCTGATGGCGGGCTGTACGAGCTTGACGCCTACGAATACACGAACGACGGCGACGTGCTCTATCGGCTGTGGACGACCCCGCACAACGCCGCCCCGAGCCGGCAGCGTGTGACGTTCCAGCGGCTGCGCCTTGACGTGACAACCGGCGAAACGGCCAGCGGCCTGGACCCGCAGATCGAGATGGCTTACTCCAACAACGGCGGCGCAACGTGGGGCGCGTGGTCGAAGCGCTCAAGCGGCAAGCTCGGTGAGTGGGCCAAGCCGGTGAAGTGGGACCGCCTCGGCCAAGGGCGTGATCGGGTCTGGCGCTTCCGATGCACCGATGACGCCAAGGTATCAATCATCGGCCTGCATGTGGACGCCGTGGAGAACAAGACATGACCCGCCCCGTAACGACCAAAAACGCGCTTTTGAGTGGGCTGACGTTCACCGATGTGAGCGTGCATTCGGCCTACCCCGGCACCACGGGCGCAAACGAGATCGCCAGCAGCGTCAGGGCGGCGATTGTGGTCAATGCCGCGTCTGGCGGTTCGCGTGCGCTGAACGCTGCGGCAGACGTGTCGGTCCCGGCTTCGACGGTGCGGTGGCTCGGTTTCTGGAACGGCTCGACCTTCGTGGAGTCAGCCCCGAATGGCGGGTTCACGCCAAGAAACTTCATGAGCATTGCCTCGTCGGACCTGATCTATTCCGAGGCGCATGGGTACAGCGACACCAATCAGATCGTTTTCTTCAACGGCAACCCGCCCGCCCCGCTGGTGGAGGGCACGATCTACTTCGTTCGTGACGCGACCACGGACTCGTTCAAGGTGGCGGCCACATCTGGCGGTGTAGCGATCGACCTGACCGCGGCGACATCGTTCGGCTGCATCGTGTGCCGCATCACCGAGGACGTTTACGCATCACCCGGCACGCACACGCTCTCAACCGCGACCTTCGTGGTGCCTGACTGATGGCCTCGACCGGCTGCGTTGTCCACGTCAAGCCATCGTTCACGCGGACGGTCACGGCTGGGCGGCGCTCTGGTGCCGTCGTCTACTACGTCGCGCGGGCCATCTCCGGGGTCTACTCGCCCGGCATCGGCAGCACGTCATCGGCGCGTGACACGACCCTGCCCCCGGCTCGCATGGCTATCGGCTACGCAGAGGTGAACGGCCAGCGGGTGCCGGTGTATGTGGACGCGAACGCTTGGTATCGCTGGATGACAGCTGTGTGGGATCGCATCGGCGGTTTCACGGGCGAGCGCCTGGCCGACGTGGTGGCGGCGGTGGAAGCCAACCAAGCAGCGACCGCGCAGGCCACGCAGCAAGTGTCGGCAGTTGCGCAGCAGGCGCAGGCAAACGCCGAGGTGTTGCTGGTGGTGCGCGATGTGATCGTAGACAACGCACTGACAGGCGCGGGACAGATTCCCCGGCCTGACCTTGAACTTTCCTCTATTCCTTGAGGACGTGACATGCAGAACGCTTTGATGATGAACCCGTATGCGATTGACCCGCGAACGAGCCCCTTCTTCCGCCCGCAAGAAGACGGCGACGGCATGGCCTCGCTGGGTTATGGCAACGGGCAGGGCTTCCTCTCTGGCCTGACTGGCTTGCCGGGCGCTGAACAGTTCATGCTCGAAGGCGGCGGCATCAACCCCGACGCGCTGCAGGCGTACCTCGCCAGCAACGGCCTGCAACTCATGGCCGGGGGCGACGAAATCGCAGAATCCCGATGGGTGCAGGACGCTAACGGGAACTTCGTTGTGCAGCCCCAGCGGTTCGAGCGCGCTGATCGCAACTGGGACGCCGGCCTTGCTTTGGCCTTGGGTGCGACGGGTGCAAACCTGCTCGGGGCTGGCGCTCTTGGCGGCTTCGGTGGTTCGTCGGCTCCGACGGCAGGCGGTGTGGCCGGCGGTGGGAGTGCTGGCGGCGCTGTGGCAGGTGGCATGACAGCCCCGGCAGGCTTCACGCTGGCCCCGAGCCTTGGTGCTGGCACGGCAGCAGGCACTGCGGCAGGCACGACGGCTGGCGCTGCGGGCGGCATCGGCAGCTTCCTGACCAGCCCCGGCTTCCTCGGCCCCTTGGTGTCGGCGGGCATCGGTTTGTACGGACAAAACCGCGCCATCAACGCAGCGCAGGACGCGAACGCGCAGAACCTGCAATTCCAGCGTGACGTGCTCGCCCAGCAGCGCGCCGACAACCAGCCGTTGATGGACTTGCGCAACTCCACGTTGCCGAAGATCAACGCGCTGATGGCTGACCCGTCGAGCATCACGCAAGACCCGGGCTATCAGTTCGGGCTCAACGAGGGCAACAAGCTCTTGCAAGACCGCTCGGCGGCATCGGGCGGCTACTACAGCGGCGCACAGTTGAAGGGCGCGCAGCGGTTCGGGCAGGACTACGCCGGAACCAAGCTGACGGACTCGCTCAATCGCCTGATGGGCGTGGCAGGGCTGGGTCAGGTCGGCGGCAACAACAACCAGCAGGCCACCGGCAGCTTCGGCAACAACACCACGAACCTGATCGGCCAAGGCGGCAACATCCGCGGCAGTGGGTACATGGGCATGACGAACACCCTCGGCGGCACGGTGAACGATTGGTTCAACAACTGGCAGCGCCAGAACGGCGGGGGCTGAGATGGACTTCAACTATCGCCCGACTTCGCGGCTCCTGTCGCCGGCCGACATCCAGGCCGAGCGCCAGGCGGCGCTGCTGAACCAGCAGAAAAACGCGCTGTTTCAGATGGAGTTTGAAGACGCGCAGAACGAGCGCGTGCAGCGTCGAAACGCGCTGATGCAGCAGCAGCAACAGCAAGGCGTGCAGCGCAACATGCTCAACGACATGGCCGGCAACATGGGGCCGCCGCAGGACTTCCAGCCGGCTGCGCTGATGATGGCCGGGTTTGATCCGAAGCAGATCGAGATGCTGCGCGGGCCGCAACAGAAGCCGCGTGAGCCGATCCAGCGCGACCCGACAAAGGAACTCATCACATGGGGGCCTGACGGTAAGCCTACGGTGGCGCTGCCGGCGCAGGCTGAAGCGCCAAAGATGCCGACCTCATGGCAAGAATTCGAGCTTGCCATGAAGAACCCCGAGTTTGCGGCTTACACGGAGCGCATGAAGCGCGCGGGCGCTGCTGGCGGGGTTACGTTGATGGCCCCCATCCCGGTGCAGCAGGCGGACGGAACCGTTACCTATGTGCAGCCCGGTAACAGGCCGGGCGCGCAGGCGCAGCCGGTGGTCGGCGCTGACGGCAAGCCGTTGGTGCGTCCGGGCGAAAGCGAAAAGCCGCTGACAGAGGGACAGGCGAAGGCCGTCTTGTTTTCTTCGCGCATGCAAGCCGCTGACCGCATCATGAGCGAGCTAGCGCGCAAGGGCGCCAGCACGACGTTCCCGGGCGCTACTCGCAACAACGCTGTAGGCGATGTCATCACCGCCATGAGCCCGCCCGAACAGCAGCAACTGGTGCAGGCCAAGCGGGACTTTGTGAACGCGGTCCTGCGCCGCGAATCCGGCGCTGTCATCAGCCCCGAGGAATTCGCCAACGCTGAGCGTCAATACTTCCCGCAGATTGGCGACTCTCGGCCTGTGATTGAGCAGAAGGCGCGTAACCGTCGCGCGGCCATTGAAGGCATGCGCGCTGACGTTCCCAAGAGTCGGCAAGGCGAGGTTGACCGCATATCTGGCGGCGGGCAGGCCGAACAGCCTGCCGCTCCTGCTGCAAAGCAGGTGGTCCGTACCGGCACGCTGAACGGCCGCAAGGTCGTGCAATACAGCGACGGGAGCACGGCGTATGCAGATTGACCCGAAGCAAGTCCAATGGGACGCGCCAGACCCGGGCGCGGTCAAATGGGACGACGCCCCGAAGCGCGACCAGAAAGCCGAGCGCGCCGACTTCCTGAAGCGCGAACTTCTGCGTTCGCCGCCTGTCGCGCTGGCGCGTGGCGTCAAAGACATCATCGACACGGGCGCCGGCTTCCTGTCGCGCCTTGGTGGCGCCGACGAGCAAGCTCGCGTGCGCGCTGAAAACGCAGCCGGCCGGGCTGAGTTCGATGCGGCGGTGCAAGGTCAGTTTCTGCCGCAAGCGGCTCGCATCGGCGGCAACATCGCGGCCACGGCTCCGGCTGTCACGGCTCTCGGTGGCGCTGTGGCCCCCATGTTGCCGCGACTCGGTGCGGCCATTCGCTCGGGTGGCATGACGACGGGCGCGGCGCCTGTGGGTGCTGCGGCTCGCGCGGGCGACATGGGCATCAGGATGGCGGGCGGGGCTGTCGGTGGCGGTGTTGCCGCTGGCATGGTCAACCCTGACGACGTGGGCACGGGCGCGGCCATTGGAGCGCTGGCGCCTCCCGTTGTGCAAGGCTTGGGGCGCGTGGGTCAGGCTGTCGGCAACACGCTGCGCGGCCCGGCACAGTCTCCGCAACTCGCGCAAGCCGTCGCCGATGCCCGGCAGGCTGGCTACGTCATCCCGCCGACTCAGGCCCGCCCGACGCTGGTTAATCGCGTCCTTGAGGGCTTCTCCGGCAAGCTGACCACGGCACAGAACGCCAGCGCCAAGAACCAAGCCGTGACGAACAGGCTTGCCGCCGAAGCGCTCGACCTTCCCGGCGACACCCAGATCACGACGGACGTGCTCGACAAGGTGCGCGCCGAGGCGGGCAAAGCCTACGCGGCCTTGGAGGCTTTGCCGAAGCGCCCGGCAGTCGCGGCAGACACGCTGACAAACCGGCCCGGTACGCCGGCCCTTGACCCCAAGGCGGCGGTCTTCGATCTACGCAAGGCCCGCAACGACGCGACCGCGTGGTTTCGCTCCTACGGCCGCACTGCTGACCCCGACGCACTGGCAAAGGCGCAAGCCGCTGCCTCTGATGCAAAGCGGCTCGAATCGGCGCTTGAGGACTACGCGCAAGGCTTGAACAAACCAGAACTTGTGCAGGCCCTGCGCGATGCGCGCGTCCGTATCGCCAAGACCTACACGGTCGAAAACGCGCTGAACACGACAACCGGCAGCGTTGACGCGCGCAAGCTGGCGGCGGACCTGAAGAAGGGCAAGCCCTTGACAGGCCAACTGAAGCAAGCCGGCGCCTTTGCCGAGCAGTTCAAGACTGCCGCGCAGCCAATCGAAGGCATGGGCAGCCTGCCGCAGACAAGCCCGCTCGATTGGGCTTTGGGCGGCACCGCGGCGCTCAGTTTCTCCAATCCGCTGATGATGGCTGGCGTGGCTGCGCGCCCGATGGCTCGCGCTGGTGTGCTGTCGGGTCCGGTGCAAAACAGGCTTTTGCAGCCGCCGCCCAGCGCGATGGCTAACGCTCTGATGGACCCCGAGATTCAGCGTCTTGTCCTTCGAGGCGCTCCCCTCGTAGGGACAGACCGTTGAGCCCGCAGAACACGCCCCACACGAAAGCGGCGAGGCCCAACAGCCCGAGCTTGAGCAGCGCGAAGTCTAGGTAGTCCATCCCATCACTGTAGCAGGCCGCCTCCGGGCGGCTTTGTCCTTTCTAGGGGCCGCCTTTGGGTGGCCCTTTGCATTTCAGGAGCCAGCATGGCGCAACCTTTCGTCTGGCAGCAGGCCATCACCGACGCATCGGGCGTCCCCATCAATGGGGCGCAGGTGTTCTTCTACGAGGCTGGCACCTTTGCTCTCAAGGCGGTGTTCACTACGCCAGCCCTTGATGTGGCGCACCCGAACCCGCTGGCGTGCCCGAACGGCAAGGTTCCGGCCGTCTTCTTGGGAGCTGGGGCCTATCGCATCCGAGCAACCGACGCGGCGGGTGCCGATCTTCCGCAGTACGCACGCGACAACGTGACGGCATCTGAGGCGCTGGCGCTGTTGGCTGACGCCACGCAAGGCGATGCGCTCCTCGCGGTCAGGTCAGGTCTGTCGGGCGCTGCCGCCACCACGCAGCATGTGGTCAACGAATACCGCAAGGTCATCGCTACTGTTGATTTCGGCGTGCCGAGCAACGGCGCCACCAGCGCGACCACGGCAATCCAGGCGATGTTCGCGGCCTGCGCGGCTGCGGGCAACGTGTCGGAAATCTACTTCCCGGACGGCACCTATCTGCTGACCAACCCGCGCAACGACGCGCAGGCTTCGTGCGCCGTGGTCATTAGCGGGCTCAAGAAGTGCCGCATTCGTGGCGGCAAGAACACCAAGTTCATCGTCAGCTCGGCCGGCGTGGGCGCTTCTCAGTTCGGCATGTTCCGAATCGAGAACGGCTGCGAAGACTTGGAGTTTTGCCACTTCGAGATGGACGGCTCCGGCATCGTGACGAACGGCACCGGAGCCAACCGCTCGTTTAGCTTCGTGCTGGCGAACTTCGACCAGAACACCCAAGCGACCAACCTCGCGCCTAACAAGCGCATCGAGTTCCATCACCTTTACATCCACGACATCGGCGGCGGCCCCTCTGTGCTGCCGCGCACGGCCACGCTTCCTCCGGCCCCGATGACCGATGGCCTTTTGGTGCGCGACTGCGAGTTTAAGAACCTGCTGAACGTGAACCACGGCGTCGGGGCCTGCTTCGTGCGGAACCTCGAAGTCAAGAACAACAAGATTTGGAACGACATTCCCACGGTCACGCCTATCGACTGCATGGCGGTGGATGCCTCGCGCGGGTGCGTCAACGTCACCATCGAAAACAACTGGGTGCGCGGCTTTGCGTATGGCATGAAGTGCGAGACGCAGACCGGCGCAGGCTCTGGCGGCACGGAGATTCGAGAGTCCTTCCGCGTCCGCATCACCGGCAACCGGCTAGAGGAAATTGGCGATCCGGCCTCGCTTACGGTCGGGGGTGACAACACCTTCGGCATCCGAGCAAACGGCGTTGACGTGGAAGTGACCGGCAACACGGTACTGACCCGAACGGTGGGCCTGACGACTGGCGGCCTCTATGTCGGCATCATCGCCACCAACACGCACGATGGCCCCTCGCATTGCATCGCTGACGGCAACCGCGTGACCGGCGCTGAGTACGGCCTGATCCACAACGACACCACGCCGACGACCCGTGAATGCTCGTGGGACATCGTGCGCAACCGCTTTGAGGACTGCGGTATCTACGGGGCCAGCTTGCAAGGAAACGTCACGTTCGATGACAACATCATTCTTCGCGCGGGCACATCTGCTGTTGAGGTGCAGACCGCGAACATGACGTTTGTTCGCCGAAACCGCTTCATCGACTGCGGCAGTGTGGACAACGCGGTTATTCCCGAGATTGTCGGCGGTGTCTATCAGTCAACGAACGGGGCAATCGGCGGGTACACCGAGATTGCCGACAACGTGCTTGTAGACGGCCGTAGCGGCTCGGCTGCTGAATACGGCTATTTCCTGCGCGGTGCTACCACGCTGACGAACCCGCTTGTGTTTCAGCCTGGCTACACGGTCGGCCTTCGCACGGCTGTCGCGTATGACTCCAACCTAAACATCTTCGGCGCAACGACCATGATCGGCGGCATCAATCGCCCAGGCCCGCGCACCTTTCTTGTGACCGGCAGCCCGCAGACAAACAACCCGTGGCAGACCCTCGCTTGGAACACGGGCGACCGCGCCATTTTGTTCCCGCCGGTCGCGGGCTCTCCGAAGGCTTGGAGTTGCACGGTTGCGGGTACGCCGGGAACGTGGGTGAGCGAAGGGAACCTGTGACATGAACAGCAACCCCCACACTTTCGATCAAGTCGCCTCGGAGGCCGCCAAGGTTGCAACGTATGGCGGTGCCTCTGGCGCTGCTGTCGGCGGGTGGCTGCTGTCGAGCGAGGGCATGGCCCTTATCGGCGTGCTGCTGGCGGCTGCAGGCTTTGCGACCAATGCGTGGCTCGGCTGGCGCAGGGACCGCAGAGAGCAGCGCGAGCACGAGGCGCGGATGAGCGCGCTGGAGTCTGACGATGACGCTTGACACCTTCGGCGGCCGGCGCTTCCTGCTCACGCTCGGCTGCGGCATCGCCACGACCGTGCTGCAGTTCTTCGGCAAGCTCGACGCGGCCGGCAGCACTTACGCGCTCGTCGTCATTGGCACTGTCGGGGCCTACATCACCGGCAACACCGTCCAGAAAGTGAAGGCTCCCAATGGCACGAACCATCGACAACTGGCGCGCAGCGGTGAGGCAGTGGGCTGAGGCTGTGCTGCGCTGGTGGCGCTCGTGAGGCGGCTTGCCAATTTCGTCGCGCCGGTGGTTCTGTTCTTGCCGCTGGTGCTCATCGGCTTGGCAGTGACAGCCTATGACCTGTGCCGCAGCGTTACAGCCCGGCGCTTGTGGAGGCGCTTGTGATCGCCCGCGCTCTAGGTGTTGCCCTTGCAGCGTCAATCGTCGCCTTCGGCGTGCAGACATGGCGGCTCGACATGGCGACCGACACGCTGGCCGAGGAAAGACGAGTTGCCGCAGAGCAACTGGCCTTTGCCGAACAGCAGGCCCGCGCGCAGGAGCAAGAGTTCGCAGCCAATGCGAGGAAAGCAGCCCAAATCTATGCGACCCAATCCACTCGCGTCCGTGCTGACGCTGACAGTGCTCGTGATGAGCTTGACCGGCTGCGCGACACGCTCGGTAGCAGTGTCGCCCAAGCCCCCGACGATCCCGCCTCCGCCGCCCGAGCTGATGTCGCCGCCCGACTCGTCGTCGTGGTCAACGAATGTGCAGCGGCTATTCAAACGATGGCAGGAGCTGCTGACCGAACAGCCGCGCAGCTAGAAGCGCTGCAGCAGTACGTGACCGGAATCACTAAGGACTGACCCAATGGCCCCGAAAACCAAGGGGCCTGCGCCCCGTGATCGCACTTGCGGCAACTGCTTGCACTTCAAGCCCGAAGAGGACGGCATAGGCGAATGCCGAATGAACCCGCCCAGCGTGCTCTATGACGTGGAGGACGGTGCGTTCTCCATGTGGCCGGTGGTGTCTGCTGCAGACGACTACTGCGGCCAGCATCGAGGGAGCCAGTAATGCCGGCCCACAAGATGACCGCTGAGAAGATGGCCGAAGCGGTGGCCGCGCTTGAACGCAACGGCGGCAACGTCTGCAAAGCCTCCGAAGAGCTGGGCATCCCCCGCGGCACGCTTCAGTGCAGGCTCAGAGCAGCCAACATGCAGCGGGTTCACGTTGACAAGATCGTCAGCGTAGCCCCGGCCCCTGACCCAAATGAACCGCTGGCCGAACTCATCGCCCGCAAGCGGCTGGGCCTGGCGCGGCAGCAAGCCCATGAGAAGTGGGCAAACCTCATCGACGTGCAAGTGAACGACCCCGGCCCTATAGGCGTCTTGCTTGTCGGCGATCCCCATGTGGACGACGACGGGTGCGACATTGGACGGCTAGAGGATGATCTGTCCACCGTTGGACGCACCAAAGGGATGTACGCCGGGCATATAGGCGACCTCACCAACAACTGGGTAGGCCGGTTGGCACGTCTGTACGCACACCAAAGCACGACCTTCAGCGACGGCCTACGGCTGACCGCGTGGATGCTTGGACTGGCTCCAAACCTCTTCGTCGTGAATGGAAACCACGACCTCTGGAACCAGGGCGGCGACCTTCTCCGCTTCATCGTGTCGGCCGGCGCTCATCAGTCGCACGGCGCCAGGCTGGCCCTGCGGTGGCCGAACGGCAAAGAGGTGAGGCTTCACGCCCGCCACGACTTCCCCGGCAAGAGCCAGTTCTCAGACACTCACGGCATGAAGCGGGAAATCCTCTTCGGCCACCGGGACCACATCCTAGTCGCGGGTCACACCCACGTAGACGAGGCCCGCATCGAGCCGAGCCTAGAGGGTGACGTTCACTGGTTCTTCCGCGTGTCAGGCTACAAGGTCATTGACGAGTACGCGAAGGAACATCGGTTCCGGCCGAAGCGCCTCGCGCCGTCTGTCGCCCTTGTCATCCAGCCGAACGCGCCACCGGCTGAAGTCGTCAAGCCGTTTTGGGACGTGGAAGCAGCGGCCGACTGGCTGAAATTCCTGCGCAAGCGGCGGGACTGAATGAAAAGGTGAATAGCTGGCCGAATAGGAGGGAATGAGCTGTCAAGGAATCCTTGACGGTTGCCCACGAAAAACGCCCCAGCGCTTGGGGCGTCTTCGAGTGCTGCGGCCACCGTATCCGCTTCCGGCCGCCGGGGAATCCGGGTAGCTAACCCTTGTGGCCGCTTTGCACGGCTCGCGTTTGGCACTGCGCGGAATGTAGCACTAAGCAGATTCCGTGCCAAGTGCCTTTGCCCGCTTCCTCGCCAGCTTGTCGGCCACCAGATGCGGCGGTTTCAGCTTGTGCGCCTTCAGCAGCGCGGCCTCGATCAGCGCTGCGGGCGTGTCGGGCTGCGCTGCCATCCACTCGACAAGCCACGCGGGCAGGCGCACGGGGACGTTCACGCGGCGCAGGGCTGGCGGGGCGGGTGGGCGTCCGCCTTTGTTGGGGGCGGTCATGATCCGAACAACTCCACAACGGCAACGTGCCAGTAGTTGTGCCGTTCCTTGTCTCTTTCGTGCATTTCCATCAGCCTTGCCCTGATGCGCTCGCGCTCGACTTCTGCCGCGCGCGCCGCGACATACCAAGCTTCTTGATGCGGGTCTCCCGTTAAGTCTGGGCAAAGGGGCCACGCATGGCCCACCCTGTTGCAGTTGCTGCAAACGACGTTCATGCCGAAGCCCGGAGACGCTTGAACAGTTCAGAAGCTACGGCGTCCATCGTGCCGGCGCCGCGATGCGTTGCCTTGATAAAGGCCCACGGGTCGGCAAAGTCGCTCACGATCACCAGCGCCCAATTCAGCGCGTCTTCGTACTGTGCGCGCGAAGGGGTGAACGGCGCGGCTTGCTCTTTGGCGCGCTCCACAGCCTCATCAACAAGAGAGGCGAAAGTAACAGCTTGGGTGTACGTGGTGGTCATGCTGATTCTCCTTACTTGGGGGCGCGTTGCGTCACCTTGGTTTGGCCCTTGAGGTGGCCTTCAAGCAGTTCGATCTCGTAGAACAAGCCGCCGTGCAGGATCATGGTCTTGCCGGTGTAGCGGGCCAGATCGCCGTTCCAGTAGGTGGTTTGCATGTTGCTTGCTCCGGGTTGCGTGTTGCGATGGGTGTTACTGTAGCACGGCAACCGCCGGAGTCAAGGACTATTTTGTAACACGCAAACATCGTCGCGCTACGGGGCCAGCGCCCTAACTACTCGCTCGAACCGAGCCCCAACGGCCGGCCAGCAGTCAAGGATTCCTTGACACCTCATCGCGGGCCGTTGTGGCCGGCTCAGCTCGAACGTTAGGCCACAGCTTCAACCGGGTCGCCGTCGTCATACACGCGCTCTTCCTCTTCTTCTGGTGGGGGCGGCTCCATGCCGTGCGGGCAGTAGCGCACGCAGTCAGCATGCCCTGGCCCGCCAGGCTTGCCGTAGTCGTACTCGCCGGTCTTCAGGTCCACGTACACCGCTTGCGAGCAGCCGTCCCAGTCCAGCGGGCAGCGCCGGCCGCCTTCGGTTTTCCACAGTCGCGCGCCGTGGCTTACTTGGTCGTCAGTGCCAGCCAGTTGCATGGCGGCGGTAATCAGTTCGCTCAAGGCTTGCATGCCTGCGTCCTTTCGCTTCGGGTGGGGGTGGCCTAACACTTCGTTCCAGGCGAGGTCCTACGGCCCCGCCTGAACTCGGGCGTTCGGCTTCATACTGCGCGCGGCGGCAGCTTGGCTATCAGGTCGGGGTGGATGTAAAGCGTGTCGCCCACTTGGTAGCACCCTGGCCGGTTTATCTCGATCCGCATCACGCGCCAGTTCTTGCGCTTCTTGTCCCGCGTAGCCCAGCGCGTCACCTTGAACTCCACGCGCACATCGCGGGCCAGCGGGTGCGGCACGATCTTCAGTCCTAGCATTCGTCGCTCCTTTGAATTCACTTCGCTCCGGCGCCAGCCGAACTACCGGTTCAAGCGGACCCGCGAGGCGGGCCGCTTAACCTATGCGTTGGGCCGCACTTGGCAGCGTCGTGCCAACTCCACCAGCCATAAAGCTAGCTCGGGCGGCGTGTGTTCTCTCTCGGCCTTCGTCACGATCTTTCGGCCATCGCGGGGTATCCCGCGCTGGGGCTTAATCACGCCGGTCGGCTCGCCACGCGGCGGCATGGGCGGCAGGTTGTCAGGGTGGCAGCCCACCACATACAGCCAGGTCAGCTTCTCGGCCTTGTGGCCCCAGTCGCACTGTCGTATCTCGGCAGTCCAGCCGTCGTGTTGGTCAGGCGCGCGGCCAGGTGTCGGCAGGCCCATGTGTGCCCACAGAGTGCTTTCTGCTGGGTGCTCCAGCACGCCACCGAACCGCTGTACGCGGCGCACCGCGTCAATCGCAAGTTGGCGCTCCATCGCTGGGTCGCGGGCTTTGGCAAACTGCCGCAGCTTCGCCCACAGTCGGCACGGCGGGTGCGCCACCAGCGGCACGCCACCAGGCCACTGGCGCGCGTCTCGGGCCTCGTCCCACACGTCCACCGCAGGCAGCGCCTTGTAGTGGCTGTCCGCGCGGCAAAACAGGGCAGCTACCGCGCGGGTGCGGCCCAACCCCTCGCTCAACTTGAGCCCCAACGGCGGGTTGCCGTGGAGCGCTTCGGTTACTGTGTTCACGCCGTTGGGTCCAAGTTAGCTCGAACGTTAGGCCCCATTCACCAGGGCCGCCGTCTGGTCGTGCGCGTAGCTGTGCAGCAGGCCCACAATCAGCCCCTGCGGCACGCCGGCATTCTTTGCCGCGTTGATCGCAGCCACGATGGCATCGTCCATGGCGCGCACAGCCACATCCGTTCGGCGGCTCACGTTTCCAACAGTCAGCGGGCGAATGTTGCCCGCAGCTTCAGCGCGCACCTCGGCCTCGGCGTTGCGCTCAGCCTTAAACAGCAGCACAGAAAGCTCGTGGCTAAGCCCTGCGGCATCTGCGCAGGCGCGTAGCTCTTGCATTGTCTCTTTGTCCACTTCTGCCTCTATCGTTGTTTGTCAACAGTGGGGCCCAACCCCTCGCTCAACTTGAGCCCCAACGGCGGGTTGCCGTGGAGCGCTTCGGTTACTGTGTTCACGCCGTTGGGTCCAAGTTAGCTCGAACGTTAGGCCCCAGCCTTCATCACCGCGTCCATGTGCTCACGGGCCAGCGCGCGCAGAGCCTCGCGGCGCTCCTTCACGCTCAGAATCTGCTTGATGTCGGTCGCCAGTTCGGCGGCCATGTGGTTCACCATGCGCTCGGCCAGCTCGGCCTCGATGCGCTCCACCACTTGCTTGCGCACGCGGTCGGCATCCACCAAGCGCCACATCTCGGCCATCCACTCAGCCGGCACCTTCAGGCGGCTTTCGTAGTTCGGCAGCAGCCATTCGCCGCTGCTCACATGGTGCAGCACAGCCTTCTCGGCGGCGGCCTTCACTTGCGTTTCAAAGTCGGTCATCGTCTTTCCTTTGCTTCGTTCAACATGGGGCCTAACCCGTCACTCAAGCTGACCTGCTGCGGCCTGCGGCCTCCGCAGGCAGCTTAGTTCCCACGTTGGGCGGCTAGTAGCAGATCACGCGCGCAAGGTGCGCCACGGTCCGCACCTTGATCGTCTTGCCGCTGGTGCTTGTCACCTCTAGCCCCTTTGCGCCCATGTCGTTCTCCCAGCAGTACCAATCGAGCCATTCGTTGTCGTCGCCAACCTCGCGCCCCAGGCATGCGGTGTAGGCGTCCCACATACGCCCCATAGCCAGCGCAATCGGCGCTTCTGGGCCGCACTTCGTCAGTGCTTGCAATGCCTCGTACTGGGCCTGCCAGTCGTCGTACCTGCCCTGCCACTCCAGCAGGCGCGGCGCAATGTCTGCGGGCTTCTTCTTCATGCGTCTTTTCCCTTCGTGCCTTCGTTCACCAGCCGCCCAACCCATCGCTCAACCGGAGGTCAGCGGCAAGCCGCTGCCCCCGGTTAGCTCAAACGTTAGGCGTCTAGTCGCCTTCCCACACTCCATCCGGCCGCATGGCAGCTAATGCACGCAATTGAACCAGCGCCCGCTTTGCATTGCCTTCCGTGGCCTGCCAGTAGTCGGGGGCTACATCGTCTGCCAAGTGTGAGATAGCCTTGTCCAGCAACGGCAGACTTTGGGCGCCTGTCATGCCGTAGATCGTTCGGATTCCTTCGACCGGAACCCCGCGTTCTGGCAACCATCCCTCAAACACTCGGCGAAAGTGCGCAGCGTAGTTGTATGTCACGTTCAAGTGCGCCCGGGTCGTGCCGCCCACAGCGTAGGTTCCCCCGCGCATGTGGTGTGGCGCGTCCAATTCAAGCGTGTCGCCGGTCACCGGGTCTGTAAGGTAAATGTCGTAGCTCATAGTTCCTCTCGTTTATCAACAAAGACGCCTAACCCCTCGCTCAAGCTGACCCGCTACGGCAGCGTTGCCCTGCGGTTCTTCGGTCATGTCAATTCTCCTTCGCCCCGCAGGGCAACGCCGCCTCCGCGGGCAGCTTAGCTCGAACGTTAGGCCCCATTCAGCAGGGCCGCAGTCTGGTCGTGCGCGTAGCTGTGCAGCAGCCCCACGATCAGGCCCTGCGGCACCCCCGCATCTTTCGCCGCGTTGATCGCGGCCACGATGGCGGCATCCATTGCCCGCACAGCAACATCAGTGCGGCGGCTCACTTCGCCAGCGGCAAGCGAGTGCACATTGCCGCCCGCTTCGATCTGCTGCGCCCGGCGCTGCCAGTGCTCGGTGCACTCCGTGGTCGCGGCCACTACACAAACGCTGGCGTAGTCGTGCATTTGCGCGGCCGAGTAGCAGTCCACGTATTCGGTCCCGTCTTCCGGCATCACCGCGCCAATCGGCTCGGGCATCTCCACGCCGGGGCCTAACCCCTCGCTCAACGCGGACCCATCGGGGCCGGCTGCATCGTCTCGCATCGTCTACTCCTGTTCGGCCCCGCTGGGCCGGTTAGCTCGAACGTTAGGCCCCAAGGCCCACGCCCACCTCAGTGCTGGCATTTGGTACGAATCCATCGTGAATTGCCTGCATGGCCT